GATTCCCACCAGTGCAAAAATCCATTCATAATGAATCAGGCCCGTGTCGTCCTCGTATTGGATCGAGTTCAAGCGCCAAGCGACAAGTCCGTTGATCGCATTCTGCACGGCTACGGCCCCGGATGCATCGATGCCGTGAACAAAAAGGTCGATACTTCCGCGAATCGCCTGACTGTCAATGCGGTTGTCCCCGCCGACGCTGCTTTCTTGGCCTTCAAGCGAAATCACGCCATAGTCGCCCGCTGGGGCGTTGTCCCAACCGTACGCGGCAAACGGTATTTCCGTCGCGTTCAGCGCCGCCAATAGCTGCTCAAACATCCGAATTCCCCCGCGAACAAACAAGCTCGATCCAATCCGTCTCGGACACGAATGTGCGGTCGATGTTGTACGTTACACCGCGATAAACACAGCGCTTCTCGCCTTGATACTCAAAATCGTGGGCGAGCCGGAAAACGATCTCCGGCACGAATCCCTCCGATTTGGCGGCAAGCCGATCCGTATAAGTCGCGGATCGTACAACGCAATAGACCACGCGCTCCGTAGGCGTCGGCGCGTCAAATACCCCGTGCGCCGTCGGCGTCTCGCCGATCAGCGTAAGAACGTCAGCCCGCACCATCCGTATCACCCCAGTCCGTATAGCCGGTGGCAATCATCAGCATTCCCTTTTGCTCGTCATACGCGGCCTTGAGCTTATCATAGTCGGCAGGGCTGCGGAAATGCGCGCGGCAATAGGTTTTCACGGCTTGGAGCACCAGCTTGTCGCCCTCGGCCCCGGTGACGCCCGCTATACCCAAATCCAACAGCGCCGCGTCGATCAAATCGCCGATTTCGTCATCATAGGCGTCCACGGTGATTCCGAGCGCCAATTTAACCGCCTCAAGCATTCCCGCCAACCTCCTTCAGATACCGCTCGTGGTCTTCGGGGTAAATCACATCATGCCCGATATGACCGAGCCGCACGTGCGGTTCCGCGTAAATTCGGTATCCCAGCGACCGCGCGCGCTTGCAGAATGCCAGATCTTCACCCCACTCAGCCATCGGCAAGAAGCAGGTCTTATAGGCGTGCTGGACGGCGCTCAGAACCTCCGTCTTGATCAATACGCAAGCAAAACCGCATCCGGCAACCTCAAACAGCGTTTCCGGGTATTCTTCAAAGCGCTGAATATGCGAGATGTCATCGAGCGCCGAAAACAGGCACGAAGCGTATGGACGGCGGCGCGAATGCGCGATTCCGGTTACAAATTCACGCCCGCTGAATGCGAGGTCTTCGTATACATCCGGCGTGAAAATCATATCGGAATCAAGCCAGAGAACGTGCGTAAAGCCGTCGTTAATCGCCTCGCAAGCGATCTTGTCCCGCGCTACATGAACCAGCGTCCCGCTGCATATCGACACTTTGAAGTCGATGCCGTCGCGCGTCAGCTTGCAAACCAGATCAACAAGGCATTTGACAAATCCCGTGTGCGTATAGTCCAGCGCCGGGACGCCTATAAGAAGCTTCATTTTTTCTCCGGGCCTTTCTTCCTCCGTGTCTCCCTTGTTTCGCGCTTTTCGGGCGTCGCGATTGATGGGAGATCTGCCGGGACGGCGCTGCGGGTGGACAGCAAAAACCGCGCTTGAGCGGGCGACACCTCAACGATGTCGCCCGGCTCGTGCGTGATTCGCTGTTGCCGAAGCAGTTTCAGCCGCATCAGGTGGTCGCAGACGGCTTCACGATATTGACAAACCGCCCGAGTTTGACAATGCCGTGCGCAGCGTACTGACGGCCCAGAACCTCGACGATGTCCTCTTTCTTCCGGGTAAGCTCGTCGTACTTGATCACCATGCCGTCGCCCGCCGGGTAATTAACCCTCATACCGGAAAGATCGGCAACGATCGCGTAAACGCCGGAACCAGCCGTCGCCGTGGCATAGGCGGGAAGATGGTTCGAGTAAACGCGCGGGATGCCCGCAAAGGGATCGTAAGCGAAATTTCCGGCAACGTGGGCCGCGATGAACTCCGCCTCGGTAAGGCGGTTCATGATCACGACCAGCCCGCGCGCGTCGTCGGCCAGATGCGCGACCGCGTCCGCAATCGTGGTAAGGCCCGGCGCCGCCTTGACCTGCGGGACGCCAATCGCCGTGGCGCCGTTCGTGGTGCTCGCGGTGGTGATGTCATCCAGGCACAGATCAGCAAGCTTCTTGGTCACGCGGTAAGTGATCTCGTCATAGATATAGCGCAGGAACTCTTCACCCTTCATGTCCTGCACTTCATCGCTGAAGGAGACCCACTTCTTAATGGTCTGCGGGACAAGGGAAACAAGCCCGAACGTGAGCGCTTCCTCAGTGGGCGCGGTCGTGCCTTCGACATGGACGTAAGCGCCGTCCGCCGTCAGCTCGAAGGGGACCTTGATGTTGCCCTTCAGGTAGGTCTTCGTCACGCGAGACAGGATGTCGTCCTTCTCCCACGCCGTTTCAATCATTTCCTGGAGGAACTCCGGCACCGGGATCGTGCCGCCGGCGACGTTCGCCGTCAGCAGTTTGCGCACCTCGGCATCGTTGCCGGTCTTGATATACTCCGCGTACGCGTCCACATACTCGCGGCTGGCGCGGACTTCCTTGTCGGTCTTCTCCATCGTTTCGCCCTTCCTCTCTTCAACAACTTCCCCCGCGCCGCCGGAAACGGCCTCGCGGATCTTTTCGGCCCGGCGCGCATCGGCCTTGATGGATTCCTGTTCAGACTTCAGCGCGCGCACCTCTTCCTCCAGCGCCGTAAGATCGGCTTCCGGTGCGTCCACCTCAAGCGCGATCTCGCTAAGGCGCTTTTCAATTTCTTCGTACGTCATTTCGCTACCTCCATAAGCAGCTTGATTTTTGCAACCCTCCGCGCGCGTTCCTTTTCGGCGAGACGCTCCTTCTCGATTTCGGCAATCACTCCGTCGCCGAAATTGCGCGCGCTTATTTCAGTGGCGTCATTTGCAGGAAGTGACACCGCAGAAACATCGTAAAGTTTTTTGATTCTCTTGACCGTCCGCAGGACGCGCGTCATGTCGCCCTCTTTGGTTTTCTTGATTTCGTCAGAATCAACGGTAAACCCGAACGACATTTTATCGGTATAGCCGCCCGCGATCTCCTCATAAAGCTGACGCCCGATCTCCGTCCCGCCAAGGCGAGCTGTGACCTTAAGGCCGTGCGCATCGGCGGCAAGCTCAAGCGTTCCGTTCCCGACCCGCGCGAATACGCGCCCGGCGTGGTCATATTGCATGATCACGTCGGAAAGATCCGTCTCATCAAACGCGTGCGCGTCGATCTGCTCTTCGAAAATGTAATCCTTGTCCCGGAAAAGCTCATAAGGCGCGTCGAATGTGGTGGCGTATCCTTCCACGATCATTTCGCCGCCATCCTCCGCTTTTCGCGCTTCAAAGTCCTTGGCGTCAATTCGCCTGTATTCCCTGTCCGTTTTCACCGGCATCGTTCGCACCCCCCGTTTCAGCAGTCACGTCATAGTATTCGCCGCGCGCCGGGATTTGATCGCCCAGCGGCTCCGGCAGCGGCGGAAGATTCAAGATGTCGCGCAGCTCGTTCCGCGTCATAAGCCCCCGGTCAGCCATCTGCGCTATGGCCGCGAGCTTGTCGGCGTTGCTCATGTATTGCAGCCGGTTCGACGCGAAAAATACGCGGTTCCCGAACTGCCTTTCGCGGTCGCTGTAAAGCATTCGCGACATTGTCTCGGAAAGCAAAACCGCGAACCATTCAACCGCGCCTTCGTAGAATGCAAGCCATGCGTCGCCGTATGCGCGGTTTTGGATCACGTCCTCGTTCACCGCGAAATAATCGAAAACGTTCTCCCGAATCAGCTTCGTTTGTTCGGCATCGACCGTATAACTGTGCGGCGTGATTTGTTTGACGTCCTTATAGGTGTTCGGCCAGAGCAGCACCCCGCCGCCGCCGGTCGCAAAGTTCGCTTCGTCGAAGCGCTGGCGCTCGCGGGCAAGATCGGAATCACGCGCAAAGTTCGCGGAAGTCGCCATGAACCTAAAGGTGGCGCTGTTGCGGATGCTCTCCGTAATTCCCTGACGCTGCATTTGGATCAAATCGAGCGTCGCGCAAAGCGCCGAATTATCTTCCCCGAATAGTTCAGATTTGTACTGATACCGCGTCAGGATTCCGACCTTCGAAAGCTCAATCGCCCGCGTTTTGCCTTCCGCAAAATGAAAGCGGATGAACGGCTCACCCTTGTAGCCGACGACCTCCCACCAATCCGGGACTACAGTGATCACGCCGTTCGTTTCCCCGTATTCACCGAGCACCGGCACGAGAAATGCCGTGTTCCTGGCGTACAGGGCGACCGAACAGCGATACAGGAATTGCGGCCAAGTTTGCCATTCATTCGGCGCGATCTTCAGCCGGGCGCGAAGATTCGGCTTCGCCGTCCCGTCAATGACCGGCGAAAGCTTCGCCGCGTGCCGTCCGTGCGCATCCAGCGCTGCGCGGATCAGCTCGGATTCATAAATTGACCCGCTGAAGGAATGAAACGCGGGCGTATAGCCCGTAAGCATTTTGAACGTTTCCTGCGCCCGCTGCGTTTCGGCTCTCTTGCCGAAGATCTTTTCGAAGAAGCCCATAAAATCACCCCGTATTCATAAGGCGGTCACCCAATTCGGCCCAATGGTTTTGCCGCATACAAAGTGCGTCCAAGATCGATGCCACGCCGTCAACGTGCGCGTTCTTTTGAAGCTTCACGAGCTTCTTCCGCGCGTGCGCGCTGGTGCCGCTTTCGATCTTCTGCGCGCAATCAAGGAAGTGGAGCTTAAGCAAGTCGTTGTCGTTCGCGCATCGAATCGTGCCGTTCTTCAGCATCCCTTCAAGGTTGTCCTCGATGCCCGTAAGATTGAAGCCCTGAAATACGGATTCCATGTGAAAGCCGTACTGCTCCATATCCTGCACCAAATATTGAGCCGAATAACGATCATAGCCCGTGATCAGGGGATAGATTTTATATCGCTCAATTAGCTCGACAAACCATTTATAGCAATCTTTGTAGTCTACAAAGTTGTCGCCGCTTAACGTAACAAGCCCGCGCTCCACAAGCGCTTGATAATGTATCCCGTCTCGCTGCGTCGCTTCTGTCAGCTTCTCATTCGGCAGGAAAAACTGAGTGAAAACCCATATGATACCGTCGCGCTCAATCAGGACGCTGCAAGCGGTGAGATCCGTCGTTTGCGAAAGATCGATGCCGCCGAGCGCGTAGCAGTCCGAAAAGTCTTCAAGCTTATAATTCCATCCGAAAGCCTTTTTGATGGTAGCCGCCGAAAACCACGCTTGCGAACTGTTTTGCTTGATGTTGCAATACTTGCAGAGGAATTCGGCCTTTTTGCTTATGGATTGTTCCGCGACCGCGATTTCCTCAAGCATATAATCGACGGAAACCGATACGCCCAGGTTCGGGTTCGCCTTCCGCAGCTCGTTGATGTCATCCCATTTATCCGGGTCGTCAATGGCATAGATGAACGGCGCAAGCCTTTTTTCCTTGCTTGTCCCTTGGAGTATCGCCGTGCTGCGCTTCATCAGCTCGTCATATATGCCGTCATTGATGTAGCCCGCCGTGGATATGGAGAGCAAAAGAGGCTGCTTGCGCGCGCCCAGAGCGCTTTTCAGCACCTCATACTGTTTGATGCCTGGATCTCCTTGCCACGCGGATACCTCGTCGCAAATGGTAAGGTGCGGGTTCAAGCCGTCCGATTTTTTCGCGCTGAAGGCAATCGGCATCGCCGACGAATTCGTCCGTTCAAAGTAGGTGTCCGTCCGGCGTCTTTTCGCAAGCTCCGCTATCTCCGGTTCCGCTTGAATCATCTGGTAAAAGGCGTCATAGCAAAGGCGCGCCTGATCCAGCTTCGGCGCGCAGAAGTAAACGCGCGCGCCATATTCGCCGTCGAGCACCGCCATATATTCGGCGATTGCCGCCGCCAACAGCGTCTTGCCGTTCTTGCGCCCGATCACGACGAACGCTTCCCGGAATTGGCGCGCGCCGGTTTCGTCCACGATCCCGAACAAAACCGATACAAGCGCTTTTTGCCATGTTTCAAGCTTCAACAGATTCGGCGCAAGCTCGCCTTCGTGATGGTGGCAAAAGCTTTCGATGAACCGGATCGCCCGCGCAGCGCGCCGTGGATTATAAAAAAATTCGCGCTTTTGAAGGCCGTTCACAATATGCGCGTACCATGTGCGCACCCACCGGCCCACGACCACGCTTCCGTCCTCAATCGCCTGATAGTACTCCAGAATATAGTTATTCATCATTCAATTCGGCGAAAAGCCGGGAAAGCTTGGATTGCCCGCCCCCAGATTCATCGGCAAAGGCGCGCAGGATGTTAATCAGCGTCGCCACCGTTCCGTTTGCCGCGACCGTCGTTTTGTTGTATTCGGAAACGGCTGGATTCGCGTACAGATTCGCGCGGCCCTTCACGTATTCCTTGGCGACCGTCGTGCCGTCTTCCTTGATTCGTTTTTCAAGGTCAGATAGGATCGCCATCTGGACTTGATACCGCTTGAAGGTCGTACGGAAGAAGAAATTCGTCTGAAGCCCCTTCTCTTCGGCGCGTTCAAGCAGCGCGCTCGCCTGATCCTGTAGGCTGGTTCGGTTAAGTTCTGCCATGTCGATACATCTCCCCGCGATTTTCTAAAAAATATATATATCCCCGCGCGGTTTTTTTGACCCTAGACCCGGAGCTTAGGGGAATTTTTCGTCGTGTCTGTTTAAGGGGGGCTGGTGCAGGCGCGCTTCTCTACAATGTCACGCGTCCCTCGTCGTCGTCTCTCCACTTCGTTTTACGATGCTCTTTGAGGTGGCATTCCTTGCACAGCAATTCTAGATTGTCCCAGTTTAAGGCTATCTCAGGCTTTAAGATATTCTGCGGCGTTAACCTGATTTTGTGGTGCACCTCATCGCCCGGAACAATTAATCCGTTGCTTTTACACCTCTCGCATATGCC